AGACCTAGTGTCAACTGTCAAGTTCGGATATCCGTCCGAACGGATCATTATTTTATTAGCTTGATGAAGAGAAGAGTGTATGCGGCGCCTTCGAAAGCTGGCAAGAAAAGGAAGGTGGTTGCCAAGAGACGGCTCCCCACCTTCCGAGCCCCACCGTCGGAGCGGCCTTCGAGACTCCGTCGCTTGCTACAGTGGGTGGCTCTCGGCTTAAGACTACTCTATTATACGTTGAAAACGGTGTGGGTCTTAATCCGGCTATTGGTGCTGCGGCTGGCTATGTATTTAATCTAAATTCATTGCACGATCCCAACACCAGTGGAGTTGGACATCAGCCGACCGGTTTGATCAACTGATTGCTATTTATGAGCAATTTGTTGTTTACGGTGTCAAATACCGTATTCAAGTTGCAAACTCGGAAACTTCCTTGGAAGCTATTCATGGAATTACCATTACTGATCAGCCCGGTACAGTGACTGATCCAAGACAATACATGGAGAATGGACAAACGCAGTGGAAATGTGTTGCCGCGAGAGGAGGTGGCAACATATCCGAATTTTCCGGGTACGTGGACCTAGCCAAAGTACACGGAATCAAGCCTGAGGAATATCTTGAAGAAGATGTGTACGCAGGCAATTCGGCCACGAGCCCTACCGAAAATGCATATCTGCATGTTTGGGTTGCACCAATGAACGCGACTTCGGATATTGGGGATCAAGTCGTGTATGCCGAGCTGCAATACTATTGCATGTTTAAAGGAGGCAAACTGAATGCGCTATCTTAATAATAAATATCGTTAAGGAAAAGCGCTCCGCTCGCGGAGTAAGATTAATCATCAGACGCCCCGGCAGGGGCGTGAACACGTGTTCACCCCGAGGAACCACGTGGGATCACAGCCAATTCTATTAATAGAGTTGACACTAGGTCTAGGTGTAGTATTACCCTAGACCTAGTGTCAACTGTCAAGTTCGGATATCCGTCCGAACGGATCATTATTTTATTAGCTTGATGAAGAGAAGAGTGTATGCGGCGCCTTCGAAAGCTGGCAAGAAAAGGAAGGTGGTTGCAAGAGACGGCTCCCCACCTTCCGAGCCCCCACCGTCGGAGCGGCCTTCGAGACTCCGTCGCTTGCTACAGTGGGTGGCTCTCGGCTTAAGACTACTCTATTATACGTTGAAAACGGTGTGGGTCTTAATCCGGCTATTGGTGCTGCGGCTGGCTATGTATTTAATCTAAATTCATTGCACGATCCCAACACCAGTGGAGTTTGGACATCAGCCGACCGGGTTTGATCAACTGATTGCTATTTATGAGCAATTTGTTGTTTACGGTGTCAAATACCGTATTCAAGTTGCAAACTCGGAAACTTCCTTGGAAGCTATTCATGGAATTACCATTACTGATCAGCCCGGTACAGTGACTGATCCAAGACAATACATGGAGAATGGACAAACGCAGTGGAAATGTGTTGCCGCGAGAGGAGGTGGCAACATATCCGAATTTTCCGGGTACGTGGACCTAGCCAAAGTACACGGAATCAAGCCTGAGGAATATCTTGAAGAAGATGTGTACGCAGGCAATTCGGCCACGAGCCCTACCGAAAATGCATATCTGCATGTTTGGGTTGCACCAATGAACGCGACTTCGGATATTGGGGATCAAGTCGTGTATGCCGAGCTGCAATACTATTGCATGTTTAAAGGAGGCAAACTGAATGCGCTATCTTAATAATAAATATCGTTAAGGAAAAGCGCTCCGCTCGCGGAGTAAGATTAATCATCAGACGCCCCGGCAGGGGCGTGAACACGTGTTCACCCCGAGGAACCACGTGGGATCACAGCCAATTCTATTAATAGAGTTGACACTAGGTCTAGGTGTAGTATTACCCTAGACCTAGTGTCAACTGTCAAGTTCGGATATCCGTCCGAACGGATCATTATTTTATTAGCTTGATGAAGAGAAGAGTGTATGCGGCGCCTTCGAAAGCTGGCAAGAAAAGGAAGGTGGTTGCCAAGAGACGGCTCCCCACCTTCCGAGCCCCCACCGTCGGAGCGGCCTTCGAGACTCCGTCGCTTGCTACAGTGGGTGGCTCTCGGCTTAAGACTACTCTATTATACGTTGAAAACGGTGTGGGTCTTAATCCGGCTATTGGTGCTGCGGCTGGCTATGTATTTAATCTAAATTCATTGCACGATCCCAACACCAGTGGAGTTGGACATCAGCCGACCGGGTTTGATCAACTGATTGCTATTTATGAGCAATTTGTTGTTTACGGTGTCAAATACCGTATTCAAGTTGCAAACTCGGAAACTTCCTTGGAAGCTATTCATGGAATTACCATTACTGATCAGCCCGGTACAGTGACTGATCCAAGACAATACATGGAGAATGGACAAACGCAGTGGAAATGTGTTGCCGCGAGAGGAGGTGGCAACATATCCGAATTTTCCGGGTACGTGGACCTAGCCAAAGTACACGGAATCAAGCCTGAGGAATATCTTGAAGAAGATGTGTACGCAGGCAATTCGGCCACGAGCCCTACCGAAAATGCATATCTGCATGTTTGGGTTGCACCAATGAACGCGACTTCGGATATTGGGGATCAAGTCGTGTATGCCGAGCTGCAATACTATTGCATGTTTAAAGGAGGCAAACTGAATGCGCTATCTTAATAATAAATATCGTTAAGGAAAAGCGCTCCGCTCGCGGAGTAAGATTAATCATCAGACGCCCCGGCAGGGGCGTGAACACGTGTTCACCCCGAGGAACCACGTGGGATCACAGCCAATTCTATTAATAGAGTTGACACTAGGTCTAGGTGTAGTATTACCCTAGACCTAGTGTCAACTGTCAAGTTCGGATATCCGTCCGAACGGATCATTATTTTATTAGCTTGATGAAGAGAAGAGTGTATGCGGCGCCTTCGAAAGCTGGCAAGAAAAGGAAGGTGGTTGCCAAGAGACGGCTCCCCACCTTCCGAGCCCCCACCGTCGGAGCGGCCTTCGAGACTCCGTCGCTTGCTACAGTGGGTGGCTCTCGGCTTAAGACTACTCTATTATACGTTGAAAACGGTGTGGGTCTTAATCCGGCTATTGGTGCTGCGGCTGGCTATGTATTTAATCTAAATTCATTGCACGATCCCAACACCAGTGGAGTTGGACATCAGCCGACCGGGTTTGATCAACTGATTGCTATTTATGAGCAATTTGTTGTTTACGGTGTCAAATACCGTATTCAAGTTGCAAACTCGGAAACTTCCTTGGAAGCTATTCATGGAATTACCATTACTGATCAGCCCGGTACAGTGACTGATCCAAGACAATACATGGAGAATGGACAAACGCAGTGGAAATGTGTTGCCGCGAGAGGAGGTGGCAACATATCCGAATTTTCCGGGTACGTGGACCTAGCCAAAGTACACGGAATCAAGCCTGAGGAATATCTTGAAGAAGATGTGTACGCAGGCAATTCGGCCACGAGCCCTACCGAAAATGCATATCTGCATGTTTGGGTTGCACCAATGAACGCGACTTCGGATATTGGGGATCAAGTCGTGTATGCCGAGCTGCAATACTATTGCATGTTTAAAGGAGGCAAACTGAATGCGCTATCTTAATAATAAATATCGTTAAGGAAAAGCGCTCCGCTCGCGGAGTAAGATTAATCATCAGACGCCCCGGCAGGGGCGTGAACACGTGTTCACCCCGAGGAACCACGTGGGATCACAGCCAATTCTATTAATAGAGTTGACACTAGGTCTAGGTGTAGTATTACCCTAGACCTAGTGTCAACTGTCAAGTTCGGATATCCGTCCGAACGGATCATTATTTTATTAGCTTGATGAAGAGAAGAGTGTATGCGGCGCCTTCGAAAGCTGGCAAGAAAAGGAAGGTGGTTGCCAAGAGACGGCTCCCCACCTTCCGAGCCCCCACCGTCGGAGCGGCCTTCGAGACTCCGTCGCTTGCTACAGTGGGTGGCTCTCGGCTTAAGACTACTCTATTATACGTTGAAAACGGTGTGGGTCTTAATCCGGCTATTGGTGCTGCGGCTGGCTATGTATTTAATCTAAATTCATTGCACGATCCCAACACCAGTGGAGTTGGACATCAGCCGACCGGGTTTGATCAACTGATTGCTATTTATGAGCAATTTGTTGTTTACGGTGTCAAATACCGTATTCAAGTTGCAAACTCGGAAACTTCCTTGGAAGCTATTCATGGAATTACCATTACTGATCAGCCCGGTACAGTGACTGATCCAAGACAATACATGGAGAATGGACAAACGCAGTGGAAATGTGTTGCCGCGAGAGGAGGTGGCAACATATCCGAATTTTCCGGGTACGTGGACCTAGCCAAAGTACACGGAATCAAGCCTGAGGAATATCTTGAAGAAGATGTGTACGCAGGCAATTCGGCCACGAGCCCTACCGAAAATGCATATCTGCATGTTTGGGTTGCACCAATGAACGCGACTTCGGATATTGGGGATCAAGTCGTGTATGCCGAGCTGCAATACTATTGCATGTTTAAAGGAGGCAAACTGAATGCGCTATCTTAATAATAAATATCGTTAAGGAAAAGCGCTCCGCTCGCGGAGTAAGATTAATCATCAGACGCCCCGGCAGGGGCGTGAACACGTGTTCACCCCGAGGAACCACGTGGGATCACAGCCAATTCTATTAATAGAGTTGACACTAGGTCTAGGTGTAGTATTACCCTAGACCTAGTGTCAACTGTCAAGTTCGGATATCCGTCCGAACGGATCATTATTTTATTAGCTTGATGAAGAGAAGAGTGTATGCGGCGCCTTCGAAAGCTGGCAAGAAAAGGAAGGTGGTTGCCAAGAGACGGCTCCCCACCTTCCGAGCCCCCACCGTCGGAGCGGCCTTCGAGACTCCGTCGCTTGCTACAGTGGGTGGCTCTCGGCTTAAGACTACTCTATTATACGTTGAAAACGGTGTGGGTCTTAATCCGGCTATTGGTGCTGCGGCTGGCTATGTATTTAATCTAAATTCATTGCACGATCCCAACACCAGTGGAGTTGGACATCAGCCGACCGGGTTTGATCAACTGATTGCTATTTATGAGCAATTTGTTGTTTACGGTGTCAAATACCGTATTCAAGTTGCAAACTCGGAAACTTCCTTGGAAGCTATTCATGGAATTACCATTACTGATCAGCCCGGTACAGTGACTGATCCAAGACAATACATGGAGAATGGACAAACGCAGTGGAAATGTGTTGCCGCGAGAGGAGGTGGCAACATATCCGAATTTTCCGGGTACGTGGACCTAGCCAAAGTACACGGAATCAAGCCTGAGGAATATCTTGAAGAAGATGTGTACGCAGGCAATTCGGCCACGAGCCCTACCGAAAATGCATATCTGCATGTTTGGGTTGCACCAATGAACGCGACTTCGGATATTGGGGATCAAGTCGTGTATGCCGAGCTGCAATACTATTGCATGTTTAAAGGAGGCAAACTGAATGCGCTATCTTAATAATAAATATCGTTAAGGAAAAGCGCTCCGCTCGCGGAGTAAGATTAATCATCAGACGCCCCGGCAGGGGCGTGAACACGTGTTCACCCCGAGGAACCACGTGGGATCACAGCCAATTCTATTAATAGAGTTGACACTAGGTCTAGGTGTAGTATTACCCTAGACCTAGTGTCAACTGTCAAGTTCGGATATCCGTCCGAACGGATCATTATTTTATTAGCTTGATGAAGAGAAGAGTGTATGCGGCGCCTTCGAAAGCTGGCAAGAAAAGGAAGGTGGTTGCCAAGAGACGGCTCCCCACCTTCCGAGCCCCCACCGTCGGAGCGGCCTTCGAGACTCCGTCGCTTGCTACAGTGGGTGGCTCTCGGCTTAAGACTACTCTATTATACGTTGAAAACGGTGTGGGTCTTAATCCGGCTATTGGTGCTGCGGCTGGCTATGTATTTAATCTAAATTCATTGCACGATCCCAACACCAGTGGAGTTGGACATCAGCCGACCGGGTTTGATCAACTGATTGCTATTTATGAGCAATTTGTTGTTTACGGTGTCAAATACCGTATTCAAGTTGCAAACTCGGAAACTTCCTTGGAAGCTATTCATGGAATTACCATTACTGATCAGCCCGGTACAGTGACTGATCCAAGACAATACATGGAGAATGGACAAACGCAGTGGAAATGTGTTGCCGCGAGAGGAGGTGGCAACATATCCGAATTTTCCGGGTACGTGGACCTAGCCAAAGTACACGGAATCAAGCCTGAGGAATATCTTGAAGAAGATGTGTACGCAGGCAATTCGGCCACGAGCCCTACCGAAAATGCATATCTGCATGTTTGGGTTGCACCAATGAACGCGACTTCGGATATTGGGGATCAAGTCGTGTATGCCGAGCTGCAATACTATTGCATGTTTAAAGGAGGCAAACTGAATGCGCTATCTTAATAATAAATATCGTTAAGGAAAAGCGCTCCGCTCGCGGAGTAAGATTAATCATCAGACGCCCCGGCAGGGGCGTGAACACGTGTTCACCCCGAGGAACCACGTGGGATCACAGCCAATTCTATTAATAGAGTTGACACTAGGTCTAGGTGTAGTATTACCCTAGACCTAGTGTCAACTGTCAAGTTCGGATATCCGTCCGAACGGATCATTATTTTATTAGCTTGATGAAGAGAAGAGTGTATGCGGCGCCTTCGAAAGCTGGCAAGAAAAGGAAGGTGGTTGCCAAGAGACGGCTCCCCACCTTCCGAGCCCCCACCGTCGGAGCGGCCTTCGAGACTCCGTCGCTTGCTACAGTGGGTGGCTCTCGGCTTAAGACTACTCTATTATACGTTGAAAACGGTGTGGGTCTTAATCCGGCTATTGGTGCTGCGGCTGGCTATGTATTTAATCTAAATTCATTGCACGATCCCAACACCAGTGGAGTTGGACATCAGCCGACCGGGTTTGATCAACTGATTGCTATTTATGAGCAATTTGTTGTTTACGGTGTCAAATACCGTATTCAAGTTGCAAACTCGGAAACTTCCTTGGAAGCTATTCATGGAATTACCATTACTGATCAGCCCGGTACAGTGACTGATCCAAGACAATACATGGAGAATGGACAAACGCAGTGGAAATGTGTTGCCGCGAGAGGAGGTGGCAACATATCCGAATTTTCCGGGTACGTGGACCTAGCCAAAGTACACGGAATCAAGCCTGAGGAATATCTTGAAGAAGATGTGTACGCAGGCAATTCGGCCACGAGCCCTACCGAAAATGCATATCTGCATGTTTGGGTTGCACCAATGAACGCGACTTCGGATATTGGGGATCAAGTCGTGTATGCCGAGCTGCAATACTATTGCATGTTTAAAGGAGGCAAACTGAATGCGCTATCTTAATAATAAATATCGTTAAGGAAAAGCGCTCCGCTCGCGGAGTAAGATTAATCATCAGACGCCCCGGCAGGGGCGTGAACACGTGTTCACCCCGAGGAACCACGTGGGATCACAGCCAATTCTATTAATAGAGTTGACACTAGGTCTAGGTGTAGTATTACCCTAGACCTAGTGTCAACTGTCAAGTTCGGATATCCGTCCGAACGGATCATTATTTTATTAGCTTGATGAAGAGAAGAGTGTATGCGGCGCCTTCGAAAGCTGGCAAGAAAAGGAAGGTGGTTGCCAAGAGACGGCTCCCCACCTTCCGAGCCCCCACCGTCGGAGCGGCCTTCGAGACTCCGTCGCTTGCTACAGTGGGTGGCTCTCGGCTTAAGACTACTCTATTATACGTTGAAAACGGTGTGGGTCTTAATCCGGCTATTGGTGCTGCGGCTGGCTATGTATTTAATCTAAATTCATTGCACGATCCCAACACCAGTGGAGTTGGACATCAGCCGACCGGGTTTGATCAACTGATTGCTATTTATGAGCAATTTGTTGTTTACGGTGTCAAATACCGTATTCAAGTTGCAAACTCGGAAACTTCCTTGGAAGCTATTCATGGAATTACCATTACTGATCAGCCCGGTACAGTGACTGATCCAAGACAATACATGGAGAATGGACAAACGCAGTGGAAATGTGTTGCCGCGAGAGGAGGTGGCAACATATCCGAATTTTCCGGGTACGTGGACCTAGCCAAAGTACACGGAATCAAGCCTGAGGAATATCTTGAAGAAGATGTGTACGCAGGCAATTCGGCCACGAGCCCTACCGAAAATGCATATCTGCATGTTTGGGTTGCACCAATGAACGCGACTTCGGATATTGGGGATCAAGTCGTGTATGCCGAGCTGCAATACTATTGCATGTTTAAAGAGGCAAACTGAATGCGCTATCTTAATAATAAATATCGTTAAGGAAAAGCGCTCCGCTCGCGGAGTAAGATTAATCATCAGACGCCCCGGCAGGGGCGTGAACACGTGTTCACCCCGAGGAACCACGTGGGATCACAGCCAATTCTATTAATAGAGTTGACACTAGGTCTAGGTGTAGTATTACCCTAGACCTAGTGTCAACTGTCAAGTTCGGATATCCGTCCGAACGGATCATTATTTTATTAGCTTGATGAAGAGAAGAGTGTATGCGGCGCCTTCGAAAGCTGGCAAGAAAAGGAAGGTGGTTGCCAAGAGACGGCTCCCCACCTTCCGAGCCCCCACCGTCGGAGCGGCCTTCGAGACTCCGTCGCTTGCTACAGTGGGTGGCTCTCGGCTTAAGACTACTCTATTATACGTTGAAAACGGTGTGGGTCTTAATCCGGCTATTGGTGCTGCGGCTGGCTATGTATTTAATCTAAATTCATTGCACGATCCCAACACCAGTGGAGTTGGACATCAGCCGACCGGGTTTGATCAACTGATTGCTATTTATGAGCAATTTGTTGTTTACGGTGTCAAATACCGTATTCAAGTTGCAAACTCGGAAACTTCCTTGGAAGCTATTCATGGAATTACCATTACTGATCAGCCCGGTACAGTGACTGATCCAAGACAATACATGGAGAATGGACAAACGCAGTGGAAATGTGTTGCCGCGAGAGGAGGTGGCAACATATCCGAATTTTCCGGGTACGTGGACCTAGCCAAAGTACACGGAATCAAGCCTGAGGAATATCTTGAAGAAGATGTGTACGCAGGCAATTCGGCCACGAGCCCTACCGAAAATGCATATCTGCATGTTTGGGTTGCACCAATGAACGCGACTTCGGATATTGGGGATCAAGTCGTGTATGCCGAGCTGCAATACTATTGCATGTTTAAAGGAGGCAAACTGAATGCGCTATCTTAATAATAAATATCGTTAAGGAAAAGCGCTCCGCTCGCGGAGTAAGATTAATCATCAGACGCCCCGGCAGGGGCGTGAACACGTGTTCACCCCGAGGAACCACGTGGGATCACAGCCAATTCTATTAATAGAGTTGACACTAGGTCTAGGTGTAGTATTACCCTAGACCTAGTGTCAACTGTCAAGTTCGGATATCCGTCCGAACGGATCATTATTTTATTAGCTTGATGAAGAGAAGAGTGTATGCGGCGCCTTCGAAAGCTGGCAAGAAAAGGAAGGTGGTTGCCAAGAGACGGCTCCCCACCTTCCGAGCCCCCACCGTCGGAGCGGCCTTCGAGACTCCGTCGCTTGCTACAGTGGGTGGCTCTCGGCTTAAGACTACTCTATTATACGTTGAAAACGGTGTGGGTCTTAATCCGGCTATTGGTGCTGCGGCTGGCTATGTATTTAATCTAAATTCATTGCACGATCCCAACACCAGTGGAGTTGGACATCAGCCGACCGGGTTTGATCAACTGATTGCTATTTATGAGCAATTTGTTGTTTACGGTGTCAAATACCGTATTCAAGTTGCAAACTCGGAAACTTCCTTGGAAGCTATTCATGGAATTACCATTACTGATCAGCCCGGTACAGTGACTGATCCAAGACAATACATGGAGAATGGACAAACGCAGTGGAAATGTGTTGCCGCGAGAGGAGGTGCAACATATCCGAATTTTCCGGTACGTGGACCTAGCCAAAGTACACGGAATCAAGCCTGAGGAATATCTTGAAGAAGATGTGTACGCAGGCAATTCGCCACGAGCCCTACCGAAAATGCATATCTGCATGTTTGGGTTGCACCAATGAACGCGACTTCGGATATTGGGGATCAAGTCGTGTATGCCGAGCTGCAATACTATTGCATGTTTAAAGGAGGCAAACTGAATGCGCTATCTTAATAATAAATATCGTTAAGGAAAAGCGCTCCGCTCGCGGAGTAAGATTAATCATCAGACGCCCCGGCAGGGGCGTGAACACGTGTTCACCCCGAGGAACCACGTGGGATCACAGCCAATTCTATTAATAGAGTTGACACTAGGTCTAGGTGTAGTATTACCCTAGACCTAGTGTCAACTGTCAAGTTCGGATATCCGTCCGAACGGATCATTATTTTATTAGCTTGATGAAGAGAAGAGTGTATGCGGCGCCTTCGAAAGCTGGCAAGAAAAGGAAGGTGGTTGCCAAGAGACGGCTCCCCACCTTCCGAGCCCCCACCGTCGGAGCGGCCTTCGAGACTCCGTCGCTTGCTACAGTGGGTGGCTCTCGGCTTAAGACTACTCTATTATACGTTGAAAACGGTGTGGTCTTAATCCGGCTATTGGTGCTGCGGCTGGCTATGTATTTAATCTAAATCATTGCACGATCCCAACACCAGTGGAGTTGGACATCAGCCGACCGGGTTTGATCAACTGATTGCTATTTATGAGCAATTTGTTGTTTACGGTGTCAAATACCTATTCAAGTTGCAAACTCGGAAACTTCCTTGGAAGCTATTCATGGAATTACCATTACTGATCAGCCCGGTACAGTGACTGATCCAAGACAATACATGGAGAATGGACAAACGCAGTGGAAATGTGTTGCCGCGAGAGGAGGTGGCAACATATCCGAATTTTCCGGGTACGTGGACCTAGCCAAAGTACACGGAATCAAGCCTGAGGAATATCTTGAAGAAGATGTGTACGCAGGCAATTCGGCCACGAGCCCTACCGAAAATGCATATCTGCATGTTTGGGTTGCACCAATGAACGCGACTTCGGATATTGGGGATCAAGTCGTGTATGCCGAGCTGCAATACTATTGCATGTTTAAAGGAGGCAAACTGAATGCGCTATCTTAATAATAAATATCGTTAAGGAAAAGCGCTCCGCTCGCGGAGTAAGATTAATCATCAGACGCCCCGGCAGGGGCGTGAACACGTGTTCACCCGAGGAACCACGTGGATCACAGCCAATTCTATTAATAGAGTTGACACTAGGTCTAGGTGTAGTATTACCCTAGACCTAGTGTCAACTGTCAAGTTCGGATATCCGTCCGAACGGATCATTATTTTATTAGCTTGATGAAGAGAAGAGTGTATGCGGCGCCTTCGAAAGCTGGCAAGAAAAGGAAGGTGGTTGCCAAGAGACGGCTCCCCACCTTCCAGCCCCCACCGTCGGAGCGGCCTTCGAGACTCCGTCGCTTGCTACAGTGGGT